TAACTGGCTTGATTAAGCCTTGCGTCCAATGAAGGATGCAGAGGCGCGCGAAGCAGGGTACCAATCCTGCTCCGCTAATCGAGCGAGGCTCCAGATGGGTACTAGTATCGTTACTAGTACTTTTGTAGGATGCAACTCGTTGCATCTCACACCAGAGCGGTGAGGAGGTGTTTTTTATCACACGTCCTCGGACTCTCCACGTTTTGTACTCGCGTCGCTGCAAGTCGGTATTATACCGAGTACGCAGTCTTAATTCGCGATTCGCGTGAAGAGCCGTTTTACGGGGATCAATAATAGTTGGACAACCCACTACAGCATCGCTGTAAGGGGTAACTCTAGCTCGTTGAACGAGCCGAGCAAGATAGTCACCACTATTGAACATCCCACGATCGTAGAAGCCATTGACAGAGGCCACATACGACACGTAAGACATACCGGTTAGAGTCGGACACCATAACCTCTTCATTCGAAGAGGGGTTACTACGACGCCTTTATAAGCGTCGAGCCCGCAGGATTCCCGAAAGGACCCTGCGACACAGCACTTACTCTCATTAAACATAAGTCCAAAGAGAGGAAGGAACTGGCGTACCGCAGCTTGGCAAGCCTGAGGCACAATGATGTCGTCTCCGTATACATAAACTGAACCGAGGATCTCCTTAAGGGGGACCTCGGGGTTTATGTATCGTATACTTGCTACGGATAAAGCCCAAAAGCAAAGGGCTTCAACTGGGAAACAGACTGCTGATCCCATGGGTGCGAACTTCTGCAGTTCCACTATCCGACCACAAGGAAGCCGTGTGGCAGGACTCCTAGACGCATAAAGCGCCGCGTACCAAGTCGAGGGAAATAATTTCTCGACTAAGGACAAGGAGACCCTATCACTTGCATCCTTCATATCTAGCGTAACCCAGCTGTTCGGATCTTTAGACCCGAGCAACGCGAGGGAACGGTTAACTTCCTGATTAGAGAAGTTAACTCGACCGCGCGTAAAGGGATGCTTCTCTATGGAGTCCACGAGGACTTTGAGAAGACCCTGCTGGATCCACTGGTATTCCAGTGGTTCGCATGATATCAAACGAGGACCTCGACTGTCCTTTGGAACCAAGACCACCTTTGCGGTGCCTGAGTCCAAAGTTTCGAGGCGATAGAACCAGTCCAAGTCAGTGCACAAGTGGCGAAGATTGTAGTAGAACCATTCCGGATAATCGAACACGACGGCAAGTCGTGTATAGAATCTTCGGAACACTGGTTTTTCACTATTTTTCTCGCCAGTTGCAACCGCACCTGGTCCATGGGAAGGCTTAAAGCCTTCGCCTGTTGGTGACACACACCCCATAACTCGCTGCACAAGAGTGCGAGCGAATTTAAGGATGAAGTCCCCATTGCTTGGAAGAGAGCCAGCCGCGAGGCTGGGCAGCTCTTTATCTGTTCTAATAAAGGTATCAATGACATCATTGTTATCCTTCTCGTTTGGTGGAAGCTCTAACTTATAGAAAAGGTAGAGCAATTGGCGCAAATATAATAGCGCTACAGGGGGCGCATCACTGCGCTCCCTACCCGCATCGTCGAATATCTGACGTAGAAGACTTCCGAGAAAACTCGGTATCTTCGTGCCACGGATTGTTTTAAATCCCGTGACATTGACGGCAGAACCGCTTGCAAGAGCCAAATCAACGGCCTTTGCAAGACGAGGGAGAGACTTCGTTAAGAAGCCAATACCCTCTCGGTGAGTGCGACTGGAGATCTCTCTCCAATCGCGCTTTAACTCGCGCTGCGAATATGTATCAGATGCACTAGCCCAGTCAAGTAGGCCAGCGTGTAACAGACCAAGATAGACTTCTATCTCAGTCGGGCTGTTATCGGTTACCATAAGGAAAACCATCCCAGCCTATGCGCGCACCTACTTCACTGCCCCTTCACACCACGCAAACACATCGCCATGCACACCTAATTCCGAAGCACGAAATGCCGACCAGCGTAAAAGCTGGCCCACATTAAGAAGTACAGGAACTGGACAGCAACAGCGACCAAGATTGCAACCGACACAGATATCTTATTCATTTGGGTTTAACCTTGTGATTTCGAGGTTCTGTGAGGAGAGTATTACATCTCCTGATTCAAGAACTGTGCAAGAGCGCCGGACGTCAAAAGGACGTCGCATACAGCTCCAAACATGTTCGTGACTATCGCGTCCGTAATTGCCCCATCCGATTGGACAGGGCGATCAAAGACAGTGAACACTGAAGACGAGGGAATGATCCCGCCGGTATCGGCGAGATCCTTCGTCAAGTCACGGTAGTTACTCCGGACTGTGCTGCGGATCCGTGCTGCGAAGCCCTTACCAGTAACCTGATGAGCTATCAAAAGCTCCTGAGGCGTGGTATTAGCTGTCGCAGCAATTCGCCGCAATAGTTGGTTAGCAACTTGAGAGGCTACTTGATTGTAGACCTTCGAGCCAAGAGCACCCGGAAGGGTGAGACTGGAGTGGTTATCCACGACAGTGAGGTTTGCGCTTAACATAGGTTTGTTTTTCTAATCTATCTTAGGTG